CTGCGCAATTTTAACATTTAAGTTGTCCATAAGTTATGCCCAAAAGCGATTAGGAATTAGTGGATCATCTGTAGGACGTTCAACTGGTGTGGTTTTCTTACCAGATCCAGTTGTCATGATGCTACTCCAGATAATATATTGGGTAGCATCATCTGGAGTTGGTTTATCAGCGAGATCTCTAAATAATATCCAACAAGATCCATCACTTATGGTTTTATCATATTCAATACCATCATCACTAGTTATCTTTTCACCGTTTGGGACATAATGTTCGCCAATAATGCACAGAGCATAATCAACACCAGATGTTGATGTTATTGGAAAACCTTCTGAGTCTAAATGAGTATAACCAGCGGATAATCCATATTGATCGGCCGTAGCTCTGTCTGGGAATTTTAATAGATAGTCAATCATGATGTTGCAATTTTAAGATAATCGTTTGATACTCGGCTTTTATATATTGTAAGTCTTGAGAATAATGCACTTCCATTTTGAGGACCTGCACTAACACCATTAGCACCCAATACAAGTTGAGTCATTGGTTCACTTGGTAATGTTGTATTAACCGTTGCGGTTTGAGCAATGCCATTAAATGCTGCATTGCAATCATTACTCTTATATGCAAATGATGCTGAAATTATACTTGTTGGAGTCCATGATGTAGAATATGTTGCAACTGTTGTAACACCGAGGCTCCCTCCTTGCCCTTTTGATAATTTCATTGAAAATGTATTGAATACTCCATTTGTAGAAATATTAAAACTTTCCTTTAGTCGATCAGTTCCTTCAATGCCCATATGCCCTAAAGTTGTCCCTGTAGGATCCAATGGATTTATTTTAATTTTAATCATTCCTTCACTTTGATTGTATATACTAGCAAAGTCAGTCCCAACCAGATTACACGATGAAGACGCACGTTGAACTGTTTCAGTGTATGTAGGAATATAAGTTGATGCTCTTTGGCCAACTTCAACCTGTGCACCATATACATATAATCCTTTACTTGTATCACCGGCATATGATCCACACGTGCTGTTAGCTCCAATTGTAATATCAACAAATCCACCATTACCGCCACCGCTACTTCCAGTCGCACTTGTTGTAACAGCTACTCGATACCAACCATTTGGATATGCTGTAATTGTAGGATAAGATCCAGCTGGAGTATAACCGCTTATAATACTGCCTGTGCCGGACAGGCTAAAAACACATGTGCCAGATGCACCATTTGCACTTCCTGGAAATGCACTTAACGCGCAATATGTTCTTCCCTTTGGTTTTACAAAACAAGAAAATGTATATTTTGTATTGCTAGCTATAGAAGATCCACTTATATAACTTTGAAAATGATGTGTATCATTATCAGCTGTTTCCAATATGATGTCTGCTGTATTTGTTCCAGCCGGATCAAGAGTTTCACTCGTGTTTGACGCGGAAACCGTTGTTCTTAATTGTGTCCAACCGCCAAATATGTTTGAAGGCCAGCATAAATTGGTTGATGCTAATTCCAACAGCAATCCACGACTTGTCAAATCGGTTGGATCATACCAAAAACGCGGTCCATATACAGTACTGGTAGTTGTAGACAGATATTGTCGTGCACTTGTTGCACGTTCAAGTTGTGCACCCCACAACCAATTATATGATCCACCGCGAGTATAGTTGGTATCACCACTAACATCACCGCTTTCATAACGAATGTTAACTGCATTTGTATTTGGGCTAGTACTGCTTAAGAATGTTATACTACAACGATACCAATTATTACCTACAGCTGTTATTGTGGATGAAAGAATATTGGCACTTGCCGTTCCTTTTTGACCGTTACTTAAATTAAATGTTTGTTCATGAGCAGTTCCATCTGAACAATACAATACCAAATATGCCCGCGTTCCATATTTAGCATATACACTAAAAGTATATGCCGTGCTAGGATCAAACGCATATGTTTGTGTTAAGATGGTTTGCCCGCTGCCAGTGCTTGCTTCAAGAAACTTATTGGCGGAGTATGTGCCGTCTGGTGCAAGAGTTCCAGTATCATTTGCCACACTCCCGCTCCCAAATGCTTGCCCAGCAGATGGATTCCATGGAGTAGTTGTTCCATTAGAGCCATTATTAAATGCTTCACTTCTTAATAACAGATTCTCAGGAGAAAATTTAACAAGGCCATCACTATCTACTGTTGTAGCCGCCGTCGCGCGAGTATAATTTAATGGCGGGCCTTTTCTTGCAGTTATAGTAAAAGCATTTGTAGTTGCAACATTACGTATGAATGCTTTATCATCAGCAAATGCGTGGTCCAATGAAGGCGGTGAATATAACAATTCACTTACCAAACTCTTTGATGCTTTAAGATCAATTGCAGCTTGTTGAGCCGTGCTAACTGGTTTATTAACATCAGCAGTATTATTAACTGCATCAAGCAATAAAGCTGTCTTAAAAGCAACAGCTTGTGTTGATATGTCAGACGTTGTTAGATTTACGCCGGTTGTAGTAGTTGCAATGGTATAAGACATATTCTTAAAGCGGTATTGTTATTTATAACAGTGTGACTGTTTGCAATGTTGAGTTACTTAGCCGCTTATTATAATATCTTAGTGATGATATATTCATTACATCATTGTCTGAGCCGATATTCATACGATTAACAATTGGCGGAATTTTGGTAGTTAAATTTGTAGTTGGCGTCAATGCAATGCCATTTATATATGCGCCACATGTATTTGTTGAATATGCAAATGAACATTTCCGTAATACACCTTGTGAAGTATTTGTAGTACCACCATATTGTAATGTGCCGCTAACACCACTAGAAAAAGTAAATTCAGTATCGGTATTGCTTGAAGAGTTATTACCTGTGCTAGTACCAATATAAATGCGATTATTATTTGTACCATCTGTAAATGATGCTGCAATATTATAGCGCGAACCATATTGTATTGAACGATAATCAACACATAATGTTCCTTCATTTTGATTATAGAATGTAGAAAAATTAGTTCCAGTGATTGCGCATGAATCCGCCGTACGTATCAATGATTGGGTTAAACTATTAGGAATATATGATGTCATAACATAGCCATCTTCAACCTGTGCGCCCCAAAATAACATATCTTGTTGAATACCACCCGTTCCCCACCAACCAAGCCAAAACTGCCCATTCAATTCATGTGTAGAGTCTTTTAGTGATGTAATCCAAACTCGTATCCAACCATCACCATATTCTTCATAACCATAAGTAATATTATATGTACCGTTATTTATAAAAATATACCATTGTTTATTAACAACATCAAATTTTATAATAAGGCCTCCACTACCTTCATTACTTGTCATTACAAACGCGGCGCTGTTACCCAATGCTTTTACAAAAAATGAACGGGTATATTGACCATCTCCTATGGTGTCATATGTAATGTAATTAAAAGTTGAGCTTTGATTTGGCGTACTTTGTACACGAGTAGCTGTATATGAACCATCCGGTGCAGTTGAACCAGAATAATTTGCCGTAACTGTTGTATTGCTATTATTAGTTAAAACATTATGCCCATAGTTTGTTTTTTGTGCTTCAAATATCAGTCCAAGAGAAGTATTATTAGTAAAATCATAATGAAACCGTGGCCCATATACTTTAGATGAAGTTGTAGATAGGTATGCACGAGGATATGTTGAACGCTCAACTTGTGCACCATGTATGTATGCCGATTTAGCACCGCTAGACAGTACATATGACTCGGCCCGTGCGGCACTCAAACTTGACACAAATGCCAATTGAAACCCTGATAAAGTAGATGCTGTAGCTGGTGCAGTTGCCCAAATACGCATCCATCCATTTTGCAATGTTTCTATACCAGCCGCAATTATACTGGTGCCGCCTTCTCCAGAACTTACCGCTTTCGCTTGAATATCAAAGTTTTTAAATGCAGAAGATCCAAATCCTCCGCTCCAAAATGTTAGCTGAAAATATCGGTGTTGATCGGTTTCATGCTGTTTGATATATACGCTCATGCAATATGTCAAACCTATTGTTGGCTCATACGGACCGGTTGCTTCATGAATATGCCGCGGCTGTGACACCGAATCAGTAGTCTGTGTTATTTTTGATGCATTAAGAGATACGCCAAACGGATCAGTTGTAAAGCTGTCCGTTAAGCTTACATATGAAAGCCCGCTAGTCCAAACAGCATTTTGAAATGAATATGAATAAAGTGTAAGATTTTCTGGAGCAAACCTTATCATTCCAATATGATCTTTATATGTTGCACCACTAGCTCGCGAGAATTCAGCGGCTGGTCCAGTTTTGCTGTTTATAAGAGTACCAGCCGCCACTGCTGGATTTTTTGTAACATATTGGTCTTCCTTAAAATTAAACTCTAATACAGGAGGATTATTTAATGCTTCGCCAATTGCAGAATTATTGACAAATGATGTAAGAGCATTAGATACTGCGGTTGTCACCGGCTTACCTGCATCACTCGTATTGTTAAGTTGGTCCAAAGCAAAAGCACTTTTAATGATGCTGGCTTTAGATGAAACATCGGCAGTTGATATTAAACCTCCTCCAACTACATTTACGGTATATGATGGCATAATACTATTTATCAGTTATACCATTCCAAACAAATCATACAATTTTAAGTTGTGCATTACGCATCATTTAATTTTTTTACATCAGCTGTTATTTGTTCAGCCAGACACAGTACCAGTAAAAGTAGGATTAGCAATTGGTGCTTTAGCCGCCAACTCGCTTGTGTTTAGCGATACAATTGTTTCATCTGTATTCTTATAATAAAGCTTTCCGTCTTTATAATTTAATGCAACTTCTCCATATACAAGATCACTTGTCAACGGGACTTTCCCTGTAACATCAGAGCGTTTAAGAATTATTGTATCTATCATTTTAATAAAATCCTCCGTTAAGAACAGTGTCAGCTTAAAGAGCACTAGTTACGCCTGGGCTAAAATCTATTTGGCCTTCAACTATGCGTGTAACCTTACTTGTTGAGGTTTGTACTATTTCCACATCATACAGGTAACGGCCTGGCTTAATGCCTGCGGTGACAGTACTTGTCAATGATATAATTACTTGGCCGGTTGTCGGCGCCGGTATGGTAACAACAAAATCATAAAAAGTGCTGCTAGTATATGATTTGCGAATCTTTCCTCGTGCGGTATAACCAGTAAGATTTACATCAAGCGCATTACTTCCTACATTTACAATGCTAGAAAAGTATGATCCCTGATCAGCATATAAGTCTGCATACATTGCCATATTCTATATTTATAAAGTGCAATGCATTACCAACTTAACCACATGTAATATCAGTGACCTTTGCAAATAATGTACGATTGCCATCTTGACGCATACCAATTCCCCATCGGCTTTGACCAGAGTGATATACATTACCATCACTGGTAAGTATCATTGTATATGCTCCAATATTAGTATTAAACATGCACATAATATCAGATATGGTTGAAGCGGGTGGAAAATAAACTTTAGTAAATGTAGAAATATCACTTGTTGTACCTATACCTAAGGCGCCTTGAGCATTATACCCACATGCATAAAGCGTATTTGATCCAACCAACTTAAGAAAAACATGCATTCCTACATAAGTATCATCAGCCGATCCCCACATATTTTCAACATTAACTGAACTTAACGTTGAGACTAATGTTACAGAAGTAATATTAGTTGTTGTACCATTTCCTAATTGTCCATATCCATTATATCCCCATCCATAAAGTTTATTATCGGTTGATTTTTTAATAAAGCATGACGCACCAAATACCCAAAAGTTAGCAACATTACCTGATATGGTAATTGCATATGTTGCAAGTGTTGTTGTACCATTTCCTAATTGTCCCCAACCATTATATCCCCATCCGTATAGTATACCAGATGAACTTAATGCATACATTGTATTATAACCATCACTGCCAGCAGAATATATTTTACTTATGCCTGTAAGATTAGTAGCTACAGCGGTTTTAACCTGTACCCATTTATTATTTATACTAGTAGTACTACCATTTGACATTTGGCCAAGACCACCATAACCTACACACCATACAGTACCATCAGAAAGTAAGGCAATTGCAGTGTGCGGAGTGGTTGAGCCATTATAGCTTCCTGCATTTTCAATATCAATTACTGTTGTTGTAGGATTAGCATATGTGTTTCCTGGGCCAAGTACTAATACTGGTGTACTTATACTAGTAGTTGTGCCATTACCGATTTGCCCATATTGATTATTTCCAGTCGCATATACCTTACCATCAGTTGTTAAGAAATATACCGTAAATGCATTAGTATCAGGACTTATTGCTACTTTTGAACAATTAGCTATGTTTAAAGTTTTTGTAAGATAAACTCGTCCTGTTGTATCACCTTGGCCCATTTGCCCATTAGCATTTGTGCCTGAGGCATATACTTCTCCAGCAGTTGTTAATACAAATACATTCTGATCATTTATATAACTCTTACTTACACTATATGCAGCATCAGTTGATCCAAAGAAACTTGCAGGAGCTTGTATGTCCGTATTGCCAAAACGACCATTAAGATTACCAATGCCTCGAAGAGTATTATTGGAATCGACAAATACAAATGAATCATATGAATTGCATTTCCCGCCATTTAACTTCTCAGGAAATTTTAATACTGCATTTGTTCGGCCATCAACATAACCTTTTGTTGTCAGATGAGTAGATGATGTTGGTTCAGCCGCGCTTGCATTTCCCGTTGCACTAATTGTACCGCTTGAGATTAATGATGTACCAGTAATAGCGCCTGATGCAGTTAATGATGTTATGCCGCTTAGCGCACCTGCAAATGTTACAGCTTTTGTACTTCCATTAACTGTAACTGCAGGAGTTCCAGTTCCATTGTAAATTACAGTATTATATGTAGCCGTATCGTCATCATAATTGGCATAAGATAGTGCCAATTCAGCTGCACTATTACCAGCATTCACCTGATTGCTATTAAGTGCCACACCACTACTTTTTATTTGACCGCTAGTGCTGATAGTTCCACTGCTGCCACTTAATGATGTACCAGTAATAGCACCGCCAGTAATAGCACCGGTCGTTTGAATCGTCCCGCTTCCAGCATTCAATGAAACTCCAACAATAGCACCAGCATTGCTAACAGTAAATTGCGATGCTGTGCCGACATTAAGTGTCTGTGAATTGAGAAAACCTGATGCAGTAATGTTGGTACCACCAATTGTGCTGCTGCTAGTGATTGCGGCACTGTTAATTGTTCCGCTTACTTTAAAATTACCACCATTCACATGCAACAATTCTGTTGGTGATGCTGTACCTATACCAACAGATCCTCCAGACAATATTCTTACTCTTTCCGTTGCACTCGTCAATAAGCGGATGTCGCCAGCGCCATCTTGGCTCAAGGTAAACAATCCAGTTCCATTATTGGTAACAGTAAATGTTCCGTTTGCACCAGACGCACGATTTATTGCAACATTATTACTGCCGCTCACACTACCAAGATTTATGATTGCGTCGCCACTACCTGTGCGAGCAACTCCTATGTCAACTGTAGCTGCATTACCATTGGTCACCACTGCGCCAATCACAACCTTTCCAGTTGTGTCCCACGTAGGACTACCAGCTTCAACAGTTAATTTTTGAATAATACTATTTGTGCTTTTGCGCCATGAATTAAATGTATCGGCAACAGTAACACCATTCGTATTGATACTTGAGAAAAGATTATATTCAGAAGAGTCCATTGTTGTTATTTATCAAGAAGCGCTATTAGTTTATTTACAGTTTCCTGCAATTGCTGTTGTGCCTGTTTAAGTTGCACTATTTCATCTTCAAGACTGATAATTTTTATTCGTGCTTCTTCTGTTGCTTTGCGTTTAGCAATGATTGCAGCATATGCAGTGCAATCAGTATTGATGATTGCATTACTTGATGTATCACGTTCTAACGCAGTAGAGTCTTTAACCTTTATTCTCATACTCCAGTTGTTGCAATAGCTCGCAGGTCACGCACTGTTGGTACATCATATAGGTTATCTGATGAAAATACAATCTTTAGTGTAAAACTAATAAAATCATTAGCCGGACTAGTCAAGATGTATTCTGCCTCATTATATTCATCGGAGTTACTTGACACCGGAATGGTATTTACTGGAGATACTTTAACCCAGCCTGTAGGAATAGCATTTGCTCCGTCATATGCAAGTTTTGCATATAGCGTAATCTTTGAAGCCGCAGTCGGACGATTCGCATTGATATAAACATTCAACTGATCTGCTGGATTATTAAGGTTAACGGTTTTAGTCAAGTATCGTGCAACCGCGCTTCCTTTATCAGCAGATGTTTCAGTGGTATCGCTATCAGACAATACATTGATTTGATTCTTAACAGTCAATAATGATACACGGTCCAAATCAATGATTGGACTTACATAATCACTTGATGTATTCACCTGTGTAAACATATATGTATTTGGCGCAGTTGATAGGTCAAGAGCAAATGATGTTTTCAAATCGTAATTTTCATTTGGAGAAACCCCTATTGGTGTCAATGAAGAACCAAGATGTAATGAGTTGGATATACTTGTACCTTCAACTGTAACGTTCTCTTGAGCAAGATTAAATGTAGTAACAGCTTCATTCAATAAGTTTACAGTATAAGTTGGTTGAGTTGTTCCAGATGTACTTCCACTCTGTTTAAATGTAGCAGCAACTGATTCACCGCTAGCATAACCACTCCCAGGATTTGTAATTGTAACTTTTGAAATTGAGCTGGTAAGTATATCAACCGTAACCGTTCCAGTTGCAGTTGTTCCACCAGCAGCAGGTGCTGCAAATGTCATGGTCGCGCCAGCTTGAGTAAATCCGCTAGACAATGATAGCGACGAGATTGTCACGCTTTCAACTCCGGTCAAAAATGCTGGTTTAAATTGTAATGAACCGGTTCCAACAAATTGTGCACGATTAAGCACAAACTTAAAGTCACGTGTTTGGTCGGGCGTCCATGTACTAGAGTTTTGACTCATGAACATAACACCAGTATATACATTTTTTGTAATTTTTTCACCGCTGCCAGAAACATCAATTCCGCCTACGCGTGCAACAAATAACTTATAAGCAGGATCATTTGATTTTACAACCATTGCATATTCTGCACCAGCTTTAAGATATACTGGATCACTAAATGTGAAACGAGTAGCAAGAGTAGCATTATCACTAACTTGTACAATGCGAGCACCAGTATATGATCCAGCACTTATTGTATAAGGATTTAAAGTAACGCTACCAAATGGTATAACTTTTTGTGTAGGTGTTCCGTTTTCAACAGTAACAATTTCAAGAGTAACTGGTAAAGTACTGCTTGCGCTTTGGAAATACAAATCAATACTTGTGATAAATGCACCAGTTTCAACATCGCCAATCATAAAGCTTTGTGCAAGTGGGTCATTCCACTTGATGCTTAATACAGTATTCATTTTTGAAGCATCAACCCGTGTCTTTGTTAATTGTGGGATGCGCGTACTTGTAATTAGAGTCTCATGAGTTTCAGTTAATCCGCTTGCAACATATGTAGAATCAGCATATGTTGTTGCTTCATTTAATAAATTACGTGAACTATCAATCAAACGGAATACACGAGAACCAGTCTTAAATTTATAAAACTGATTATTTGGAATTAAGAATACCCCAGAAACTTCACCAGCAACATTTGTTACGAGTGAAGCAGCAGTAATACCAGCATCAAGCGGAGTACTAACTCCGTTATATGTTCGTACTTCAGTGCTATCTTTATAATTGATAATACTTGCGGTTGGCATAGTATATGAATGTATATCAATACCATCAAAGAAAGGATATACTTGGGTATTGGGCTTAAGACCGGTAGCACTAAAATAAACTTTCCGTGAACGAATAAACGGAACGAATGTAACATCAACAATTCGGTCACCCGTGTTTTGTGTTATATCCGCAAAACTTAATTGAGTTTGCAACCCAGTTCGCGATTGCAATGATGCAGCTGATGTAACGATTTGTTGCATCCTAACATTATTTGCAGGATTAACCACGCTATGCATAGCGCTCACTGTTGTTACTGGAGTACCCGTCCAATTGGTAGTCCATTCATTCCATACCGTACCTAAAATAGCTGTATCTTTTACCGCATCATAGTTTGCAGTATTTAGCGCGGCATATACTGTATTATTACTAACTTCTTTCCATTCATCGGATCCTGGTGTAAGCTTTACACTACCAACAAATGCTGCAACTTCATAGGGATTTACACTTTCATATTCTGTTGCATACGGTTGAGTAATCAAAGGAGTTTCATCATATGCAAGAGTAGCTGTATTGCTATTAATTTTAATACTATTTAATGAGCTATCGACCTTTTTAAAATCAAATCGACGAGAAGTATAATTTGGTCTTAATGTTCCATTTACGGAATCAATAGATGCAGCATATGCTTCACTAGCAATGTTTGCAGTATCATTATTGTAGAATGAATCTACCAATATACCATTCTTAAATCGGCTGCCAGCACTATCAAAAATAGGTTTATCATTTGCTGATTTTTCAAGCAATGATAATGTAGTATAGTATTCAATATTCTTTATGCGGCTTTCAAGTCCACCAATGTCTCGCATTGTATAGCGGCGATTATCAATATAATTGGCGATGATATCAGCTGTGCTATGCGTATAAGCAGGGATTGCTAATGTATATAAAGCCATTGACTTGGGAGGAGTCTCTGGTACTCGAGGATTCAATTCAGGATTACCTTGTGTAATCGTAAAGTTTCCATTTTGATCAACGCTCAACTTATCAACTCGAGGAAGATAAAAATTGGCATCGGCACTTATTATACTATAAGGGTTTAACTGATCAACATTTCCGGTAGATCCGCTAAGTATCACTGGTCGGAAGTCAATGCAATCTGCAAGTCGTACTCCATTGTATGATGGGATAGTTGAATATGTTAAACCGGCAGTAGAATTGGTTGCGCTTGGCCAGTAACTATTAACACTAGCACATGCACTGCTTCCGCTTCTTGCAAAGTACGTATAGACAAATGCTATGCTTTCGCTGCTAAAGGTTTTCTTACCAACATATTTAACTTGAACATTAGTAAAGTAATCATCACGCTGTCCATCATCAATTATGACCCAATCACTTGTTGTATTGGAACCGCCTATTGTAACACTAGTCAATCCAAACACTTCTGCCTTAGAAAGAGTAAACACTGTTTGACCAGCGCTTGCAGTTTGTGTATCGGTTTGTGATGTGAGTGTCTTGGTCATTACACCATCACCGCCAGCGCCTATTCCAACATTAACTGGAATAATTACTGTGTATGCGGCGCCACTACTAACTGCACTGAAATTTAATGTAATACTTGAACCGCTTCCGGTTACACTAACTACTGCAGTTTTAACACCAGCAACAAATAAGATTATATTGCCTGGCGTTAAATCAGAAAATTCACGTTGTCCGCTAGTTACAGTTAATGCAACAGTTGTTGTGCTAGTAACGGTACCGCTAGCAGTATACAAGATATTGTATTTGATATTAGTAAGAGTGCTAACTGCATCAAATGGTAGCTTAAACAATGCGGTATCATTGCTAGCAAAAGCAAGTGATCCACCAGTTGCTACCGTGAATTTAACAGGTGTAACAGCAGTATTCCAAATGTTTTTAATATCAGCTAAATTAAAACCGCCGCTTGCAGTTATAATAATATCATACAAATACATACGATATGTTGAACCACTTTCAACTTCGACACCTTTGATCTTACATGTACCAGCAGAGAACTTTAATACGTCACCAAATGCAATTGTGATTGTTGTTTCGGTAAATGTAACTGTATTTGTTGACGGATTTACTGTAAGAATTATAAGTCCACTAACCATACCAGCGCCTGGCCCATAAACAACCATCCCAACAGTTAAACCTGTAACATTTGGTAAAATTAAACTTGTTCTAGATGTTGTTGTATAGTCAGTACTAACATATGTTTTGGTGAGTCCTACTTTATATGTGTCACTTATACTAGTAATGATTGGTAGATATGAACTGGTATCAAATGACCCAATCACGTAGTTACCAATGTTAGCATACGTATTTGCAGGAGTAAGAGCGGACAGAGTACGAGCTTTAGGAGCTTGCAATTCGGTCTTATCAATTGGAGCAACACGGTAACCATATACATAAGCAACCGAAGGATCAACTCCTAAACTATATTTAGTTTTTGCATCGGCAATGCTAGCTGTCAAATCACCTGCAGCTATACTATATCCAGCTTTATCCAATTCTGTATTACCATAGCGTCCATAATTGCTACCAGTATCATACAATTCACGCACGTGTGTTTTAAATGGATTAAGCGTATAGTTTCCACTTTCTTCATATGTACGTTGCGCAAGCTGACGATCCAAATCCGTATAACGATCACGAATTGCAACTGTTACCGCACTGTTAACAACAGTAATTAAAGAAATCTTATTAAGAGTATTTGCTGTGCTCCCATCTGCTTCAAATGCTAATGCCAAATCAATTACATAACGATCTGCACCTGGAGCAGTATAGTTAGGAGTACCATTTGCGTTATCAGTAAGAGTAGAGTCAGAGGTATAATCAACAGTACTTTCTGTTACATAAAGATAAGCTTTTCCATTTACACTAGCATCCTTAGTATCCAATGCGAAAAATACACTCTGTGCATCAGTTGCAACAAAAGTTCCTTTTGTAAAGAATACACCTTTTGAAAGAAATACTCCTGCGGCATAACCAGTTGCAGCAGTGTACAATACAAGTGCATTTGAAGACAATGAGTTTCCTATTGCATAAGAAGCAGTTACTCCATCTGTGGCATTGTTAAGATAGCGTACATATAAACGATATAGCGCGCCACCCAAGCTGACAACCTTTAATATATTAGCATTAAGACTATTGATGCTGTTTGTCAGCGTAGTTTGACTATAAATGGACGCTGTTCCACTTGTAATACTAACATCTACGTAACGAACTGTTTTATCAAACGTGCAATTACCTCCAATTGCAGCTGCGCCGTCTTTCCATATACTTTGGCCAAATTTATCAATCTGGCTTTGCAGTATACTCTGCATTTGGTTTAACTCTCTTACCTGAACACTATATCCAGGCTTAAAGAGTATACGCAAATAATTTTTATCATCTGGTGTTAAAAGATTAACATCAGCTGTATTGTAATCATCATGATACGCAGTATTGTATGTTGTTATTGCCATTAGAATTGAATGATTATTTTGATTTTTTCGGTTTGACCACTAGCACGTGTTATCTTCTTTCGGTTTTCAGCAAATACTACTTCACCAACAATTCTTGCATACACGCCATCACCTCCAGTAATACCATTGATATTTGATGTGCATTCTGATGCATTAACCGTAGTATATGTATAATTTGTACCACCAATAGCCAAACGATATGATCCGCTTGCAGGAATTTCTCTAAAACCTGAAGTATAATTTTGATGGAAATATAAGTTACTTCCACTTATGGCATCAGCTATTGCCAAAGGTTTATCAGTAATATCATATATGATTGTATTATTGTTAATATCAACCGTAGGAATAGTTCCAGATAATGTCAATGAACGCAATGCATTTGCAGTTGATCCAATAGTATTAGGATTACGTACAAGCGATACTTGGCGGTATGGAGTATAGTAATTGTCCGTGCTAATATCTCCAGTAAGATCAAGTGATATACCTGCATACCATGAAGGCATTACATCAGCTGGTATATATCCATACCCGTTTTTAGGAGCAATGATTGGCACAACTACCGCGCCACTTCCTGTGCTATCACTAATTTCTACCGACGCAACCTGCAATCCTTTTGGCCAACTAGCTAAAGCTAAACCATGTGTGACTGCGGTAATTACTCCGCTTGAAACTGTAGCCGTTAATGATACTGCATACGTGACGCTACCAGCCGCATCACTACCACGTAATGTTAATGTAGGAGAGCCGCTATATCCACTTCCTCCGTTAACAATATGAAATGTACTGCATAATCCACCATATGTAGCACAATTTGATAATGGCGTACTTGTCAATGCAGTTTGACTAATTTCAATAAATTGGTCCGTTACAAAAGCTGTACTAAGACTACTTACTGATTGAACTAATATCCAAACATAATTATCTCCACCTTGGCTTGGTATATATGTTGAAGTATCAGACGGAGCATTTGATGTAGTACTCCCACCGGCCTGCAAGCAAAGATACATACCAGTTGCAGTTGTAGCATAGCATGGAAGAATATTTCCAGTTGCATAAAAGCAACTACTATCATAACTATTATAAGCTTTATATTGCTTACTACTCGTCCAAGCAACATTAGGAATTACAAGAGTAGTATTGCTAGCTCCCAGTTTACTTAATGTAGCAATGTTGTTTAATACTTCTAAACCATCGCTAAATGATCCTACCGGTGCAGAGACATTGTATCCTGATGAATCTTCGGTTACCGCACCAATTGTCGGCCACTTATCAGATTTTCCAATTCCCAAATAATAACGATTTGGACTTGTTACGGCAGTACCAGAACGATCCGTTCCAGCTATATCGTTTAAAAATAACTTTGCGTTATTTCTGCGAAATGTATCTGTAATAATTGCTGACATATTTGTTGATTACTTAGATGTATTTATATACTATACCTTTATGCTATATTTATGATTGATGACACATTTAGCATCTTATAACTATATGATTCATCATTCATGTTTATCATCTTTTTAATTGTTTGGTTATCTCCTAAAAATCCATTTCCTAATAATGAAGGGTCTCTAAATTTTAAACCATTAAGATCATAATCGGAATTAACCAATTGTCTCTCACTAGCTAAAGAACTTATAACAAATTGGAACATTACATTTACTTCACGCGATAATAAGATTGAATCATTGCGCAATGCAATCAATACATATTGTAATATACTTGATGTTAACCAGCCCGGCTGATATTTAGGAGAATGCTGATGATACGAAACTGTTGAATCAGCCATATACGGAGGAATCAACGCACCTAACCAACTGTATTGATTTTGCAAGTCAGGCAATTGGTATGAAATATAATTATCCCATGAATTAAGACTTTGCAATTCAAGTAATAATAAAGTAAATAATTTTAAACCGGCCGGGTGAACAAATTTTAAGAATGAATCTCGCCATGTTGATGGATCACTGTTTGAACTTATTTCATATGAATAGTTTTGCCAATAAGTACTGTCTTGAATCTTATATGCATCTGAAGCAAATCCTTTATGATCTTCATACACATATTCTGGTATAGTCTGCAATACCCAAACTATGCTATGACCAGGTAAGCTGCCATCATCAGTGCATTTATATACATGACGGTTTGGCCAAGATCCATAGCGCGCATAAACATTACCATCTACCGGTTGTGTAGCATCACCATCACCATCAACAAAATGTAAGAATGGACGCCCACTAGTTGTTGAAATTAAGTTATCCCAAAGTACTTCTGGATCATCAGTTGGAGGTTGTATAGAAGTTGATTCTGCATACCAATAACCTGCCGTAATACCGCTGCTGGATATTGATAAAGATCCAGCGGAATCAAATACAGCTGTCCAAGCCGATACCAAATCTGGTGTTAATACATTTTCATGTGAAAGCCATGTTGGATTAAATTCATTAACCTTTGTTATTATAATCCATACATTAGATCCGCTATCCCAATAACATTTTTGGTAAGGGTCACTCGTACTTGTATAAAGCGGTTTATTATTTAAAGTTCCATTTTCATACAAATCATTAAAAATTACATTTTGACTAAGATTTCTAACATACAAATCACCGGAAATTGTTAATGTCTTGCCAGCGCCTCCCCGCAAAATCCATAATGAATAAAATGTATCCCAATATAATGCATAAGGTTGCAATTGTAAATTATTAAGTGTACCATCACCAGTATACGCAAAAAAATCGCCATACATACCGGCACATGTTAATGGCGGAAATGTTATTGGGACATTTTCACTCTCTAAAATTGGACTTAATGTTAATGCTGTTGTGCTAGATAATGTTAATAATGAATCTGCTCCATTATAAGCAGTCATTAAATTTTCAAATCCAGTTGAGTTAATGACTATTGTATCAGTCACGCCATTCACAGGCGGAGCAGTCAATTCCAATGGAGGGACATCGTACGGATCCCAATTTATTTGTCCGCTTGATGGAGTAAAAAGGTATTCTTTAGGATAAAAGATTGATACCGTTTCATTTAAGAATATCTTAAAGAATGCAACTATACTATCTTCACTTCCACGCGTATTGTAATACTTTACAATGATTTTATACAATGAAACTTTATCTAAAGAAGAACTATTTGGAATATTTTTTGCAATAAGTTCTTGTATATTGTCAAGATACTTATTACTTACAGAATCAATATCTTTATCTGTAAGTATACTTCCTATTTCACATGATGGTAATCCATCAGTATTAAGGTAATCATAATACTCTTGGATGAATGAAATTATATTTGCGGCACCGCTTTGTATATTATTTGGAAATAATGATTGTGTTCTTACACTTTCAACATTTCTTGGCCGGCCGTCTGCAATACTTAATAGCATATTTTTTAGCGATCGCGTTTAAATGTATTGTAATCAATTGCACGGCTTGAACCGCCAATTGCAATAGAATCAACTTCTCCAGTTACACTTACTTGATTCATATCAATTTTTATAAGTTGATTTTTCTTAGGAGCAATATCATTGCTAGCTGGCAGCAAGTTAAGAGTGATTGTAAGCGCATCACCACCATCAATATACAATTCATTCAATTCAACTTTGCCTGTCACAATGTTAATGCGGCCAGCATCGGAGGAAATTTTAACTCGCGCTGAAGTTAAATCCAAATAATATGTATAGACACGACGATATGTTGTATCGCCATCTATTGCTTCATCACCATAATAGCACTGTGTACTTTTAATATAAAATGTACTTGAAGAAATTATAGTATGGCCATATTCATCATTAGTTAAACCTGTGCCGTAGGAAAGAGTGGTCTTACCCACATTTTGTGGATCAACTACAAATGATTTGCTAACATACACACGAACCAAACTGTTTAATATAGCTGGGCTATATGTATCAATGGTTTTAAGCAATGATGAATGTCTAAATACACCATCAAATGATTCAAGATATGCTGCATCAAAATTTTCAACTTGAGTATATATCTTTCCTTCAAGTTCTCCCTTTGAAAGATTTGTTTTGCTGTTATTGTATTTAAATAATACGTCTAAACTTAAATTGATATATTCTGGGCTAACAAATTCTGGTGTAATACTTAATACCTTTTTATATTTTACAATATCAAGTATTTCTGCTTTTTGACTTGCGGTCAAATACAATGCATCTTTAGGCTTCACACATATAAAGGCTTTTCCATATTGAGGAGGATCATTTTCTTCACCGCCCCATACAGCAATACTTTGAGTTGAAGGAAATTTTGCAGAAATGATGGTTTTATAATCATCAGCGGTTACTGCTCGGTTTTGTGTAACAAATGAATTGGGCGCATTGAAACGTATACTTTCTATGCCTTCCTTTGCATTACCGCCTGTTGCATTGCTACTTGTTGTTACAGCTAATACAGAAGTAGTACCAGTTGGAAGTGAACTTATATATTGGAAACTTACGGCGCCATTACAATCAGCGCCTGCGGTTGTAAGATATTCAACTTCAATAATGCTTAAGTTACTAGGCCGTTTCCCAAATATGTTATTACCAAATTCAATCTGATATTTACCATATACATTTTCATTAAGCATGTATATTTGACTTGTTCCGTCAATACTTCCGATGTTTACTTCAGTAAAAGGAGTATATATGTCAGCTGTTTGTTGTGATGTGCTATTATAAACTCTAACAATAAGAGTGCTAATGTCAATGTTATCGTCATCAATCTGATATGTTAATTTATCAGAAACGTTATTAACCTGAAATCGTTTTGTTTCAATGCTTCCTTGATGGACTTCAATTGTTGAGGTATATGTAGTTCGCCCAACATCTTTTGGTATAACCAATTCATCAAGATTTAAAAATACATATGTTTTACCATCTAAACTGGTTTTAAAATTACTACCGCGAGGTAATGTAATATATGATACACCAGTCCCGTTGAATGAAACAGTCAATGATGCAGCTGCAGCTGCTTTACTGCGAGGAACATATCCAACCAATTTTGCATTTGAAACGACACTGCTTCGTAATTGTGCACTATCAATAAATGTTTCATTAAGCGCCATGTGTGCAAGCATTGCATTATAATGAGTATTATACGCAAGTACGTCTACCAATTGATTTAATCCGCTACCAGCATAATTCCAATCTTTAAATGGACTATCTGTAGCCGTAAAATAGTTAATTAGATTTTGTTTGATTGTATCAAAATCCAATTCGGTTACATTGAGCGTTTGTCTAGAAAGTGACATTGAATGGTTATCTTAAGCGGTTTAAATAAAATTGAACTTCTTCTTGCTGATCATGTAAAACAACAAATCCTATGGTAATGTTGTACGCATTGTTATCGCTATCATCTTGAATCTGAACAGTTATGTTGTTTACTCGTGGTTCAAATTTACCAAGGCAGCGATATATTTCATCTTTAAGTGAAAGAGCTGTAAAAATACTAGCAGGCTCAAATAATAATGCACGAACACCACTGCCAATTTCAGGATGAAACGGGTGATCATGAAAACTTGTCAACACTATATTCTTAATGCTATTTTTTACGGCATCAATGTCAGTAATTGGACGAATGTCTTTAAGAACCGGATGAACTATGAATGACAAGTCCAAATCAGAATACATATTTTTCTTAGCAACATTACCTGAAGTAACAGTTGAAGAATTATAATCTGATAAGATATTACTCATTACCTTCTATTTATATCAAACAGTCTTGCCTGATTTTGGCCCGCCACTTACAACACGAACTTCAATTGGTGCTGCATCTCCAGGTTTAGTTTTTCCTGCAGTATTGATTCCTGCGCTTTGAATTTGATTATAAAGAGCAAGATCATCACCGCAATAATAATCAATAACATTGTTTGACATACCACCAGTATCGTGTACAGTAACACGTCCGCTGCCAACTGGCGTTTTATCTTTAGCATAACGTATTTCAAGAATTGTATTGCCAGTCCAATAGTTTGAAGCAACACTTATGCCTGGTACTAACGGACTATGATAACGCCCTTCAAATTGATTTGCAGCTGTTAATTTTCCGCTGCTAACTTCACTTGCAGTAGTACGATCAATACTTGCATTGCCATATGCCGTCATATACAATGGCATCCAATCACCAGTAGCAGCAGAGTCACGATTATAGAATGCTCTTATGACACTTGTGTTGCGTGTTATTTCATTTTCTATAACAGATGCACGCCCACTATAATCAGTTTTTAACATGCCATCCCATTCAGCATGTTTATTCAATTCATCCGCAACTAAAGTTAAATATGTTTGTTTATATTGGGCATCTTTACTATCATCAGTTGTTCGACTGATATTATCATGATAAGAATATGCAAGAGTATTTAATACCGCAAGCATACGATTATAATTTTCCAAATCTTTTCCAGATAATATACTTACCTTAGCTGAATCTTTATTTAAATGTTCTTTAAGTTGGAAAATAAATGCGTCATAATCATCTTTTGGCTTAGGATTGTATGATGCATTGGCCACCGGTGAAACTACTCCTTCAACTGCAGGAGGAGGAGTGCCTAACGGTATATTTGTAGGATTGGGCACGCGCGATCCTCCAGGCAAATAGTTGGTTGTTTTGCAAACATCAAGATTGTTTAAATTATTAAGTATATCAGATAATCCAGTGATGCCCGCAAAGTTATTTAATATATCATTAATCTTATTGACTAATGCCATTCCAGTAAGACCTTGAGCAGCTAATAATGCTTCAATAAGAGTCTCTGGTTTAATCTTTTTAGGACTAGCTAATTCACTAATCTTTTTGATTGCATCATATTGTTTTGCAAGAGCATCAAGCTGAGATAGCAACGAGGCAGCGGTTGGATTATTAAGAAGCAATTCTTCTGCTTTCTTAATACCCATTTCCATAAGGCGATGAGGTAAATTCTTAGTACAATCTGCCAAATTTTGCACTTGATTTACCACCTGCAAATCTGATATTTCAAAAGTATCAAGAATCGATACATCAGTAACACTTCCGCCAAGAGTATTTGATTTGGATTGAAACGTTGGAACACTATCAGAAAAATCAGCACGGGTTACATTAAGAGAATATGTGGTTATGCTCGTGCCGTCTTCAGCAGTACATGAAACTATAAATTGATTATTACCAATCGTTACATCAAGCGGAGCACTAGACACACCAGACAGGACATCATCTCCTTCAACATCAATTTTTGCATTAGCATCAACACAAGTTGATGTAAGAGTTAATGACGCAACATCAACTGGTAAATTAACTTGATATGCGGTAATTGCTGAAGAAAAAGACGGCACGAGATCTGCTCCGCTCGTAACTATATTTGATAGTGTTGACACATGAGATGCAGCAAGTCTTGTAACTGTGATTATGTATGTAGTGGTACTATTGTCCTGAGCAGTAACAAGAACTGTAATCGTATTGCTATTTCCTACCAATAAAAGTATTGTGGAACTAGCACTTCCGCTTATTACTGTTAATCCATTTACTTTAACAGTAGCACTAGAGTCAGTGACAGTTGGAGTTACTGTCACTGATGGGTATGCATAAGCTACGGTTGCGGTATATGTTAACGTGCCGGCGGCAAATACTGAACTTAATGTGCCATGACTTAATGTTAAACTTGATAATGATGAAACGGTTAATGCAGTACGCGTAACGGTAATAGTATAATTTGTAACATTATGGTCTTGAGAAGTTACAGCAATGTTAATTAGGTTTGAACCAGGCAACAAGGGTATGCTTCCACTAGATGAACCGCTTAAAACTGTTATACCATTGACAATTATTGTAGCAGTGCTATCAACTGAAGTTGGAGTTATTGCGGCTGATGTGATAGAGTTACTTACGGTTGCCGTATATGATGTGGTCGCACTTAAAAAACTTGGACTTAATGTTAAACCGGTTAATGCTGATAGGTATGAAGAAGATGCTCGAGTGACAGTTATAACATATGTTAATGTGCCAGCTAATATACTAATTACATTAGATGATCCTACAGCTAAACTTATACTACCGCTAGCAACTCCACTCGATACAACTATACCATTAACATATATTGTGCTTGTACTAGTTGGCGTAACTGTTATACTTGATGTATCATTTGTTACATTTAAAGTATAATTTGGGACAGCACTATTAAAAGCAGGACTTAATGTTCCGCTACTTACTGTTAAACCAGACAATGCAGGATTGCGCATAACTGTAAGAGTATATGAAGTAGTTGACGGATCTGCTGTACTTACTGTAATAACATTAGTTCCTACATTTAGCAGCAAAGGTAAACTTGATGTACCGCTTGTCACAACATTACTATTGCTATTCGTGACAGTAATAGTATAAGTAGATGTAGGTACTATGACAAGTGATGTTATAGTATTTGGTATACTTAATGTATATGATGTTGTACTATTTACAAATGCCGGGCTTAATGTTCCGCTGTTAACTAATAAACCGGTCAACGGTCCTGCTCTTATTACAGTTATTGTATATGTTAATTGTTGTCCACCGCTTATTGCGGTGGTAATAATTGTAATTATGTTCGATCCAATTGAGACTGGTATACTTGCACTAGCACTTCCGCTCGTTACGGTTACTCCATTTACTGTAATAGTAGCTCCCCCTCCACTTATAGTTGGAGTAACGGTTACTGATGTAACGGTGGTTACAATTGCATCGGTATAATTATATTGAGATCCACTAAATGATGGGCTTAACGCGCCGGAACTAATTGTTAAGTTTGTAAGAGGTACTGCAGCCATAAAATTAGTTTAGTTTGATATTACTCCCCTTGATGATGGTATCAGCACCATTTGACAATACATTTATTCCTTTGCCATTTATATTGGTTGCACTCTTTGAAGAATATGTTGCGCCTGCACCAGATGTAACAGCAATTCCTTTTGCATTAACCGTGGTTGTTGCAAATGATGCAACATCTATATTCTTTGCAACCACAACCAATGTACCAGAAGTGGTTAAAGTATTTTTTCCTAAGACGGTTGTCAGGTTCATGCCATGAACGGTACTGGTGTTGGTACTATATACATCAGTCTTATTTGTGCCTGTAATATACAATGTATTGTTTCCTCCTATATGCAATGAATAGTCATCATGCACTGTAACTTTACCGCCAGCACCAATATTCATTGCATACTCATCAGCAATTTCCATTACATATTGAGCACCTACTTTAGTACGACGTGTTCCTTTTACAGTTTCATTATAATCACCATTTACTTCAAGATTATAGTTGCCATTCACAACCGTATTGCAATTGCCAAGAACAGTTATATTTACATGACCTTCAACTGTAATATTGTCTTCGCCATGAACTACTTTATAACCATTGCCATACACAGTAATAGTACGGTCACCGGTTGCATTAATTTCTTCGCTAGTACCACTCTTGTGTTGTCTTAGCAAACGCTCATGACCAAGAGTGTCATCAACTTCAAAAATGTGGCCACCGCGTGTTTGTGTTACATTATTAAATGGGTAAACCGATCCATCGGTTGGATGCGGCCTGCTCCATGTTTCATTGTTTGCCATAAGTATATTTATCAGGCAATTATGGTACAAGTACTGCGAACACTAGATATGTTACGCGTCTTAGCATAGCAACCGTTTCCTTCTCGGCTACCAGCAGCATTTGTATTACCTTCAACTGTATTAAACTTTCCATTAGAGTCACTATCACTTGTTGCAATACCTATATGGCTAAATGAAAATATAACAAGATCACCTGCATATACTTTACTTGGGCGAGTATTTAACTTGACCACACTACTTTTACTTCGTGCCCATTCTTCATAGCCTCCTCCTTTGAATGCACTAGCGCTCTTCGGCCGATTTGCTTCATCAAATACTCCGCTTTGTTTTACACACCAACTAACAAATGCGGCACACCATGGAGCACGGTCATTATAGCCTCCTGGATATTCAGTTGTCTGCCAAAGTTCTTGAATACCCGGCCCTTGGTTTTCACTTGTTTCAAATGTTTTACCAACTTTACTTTGGGCAGCTTGTATAATTGCAGTTTTAGCTGCGCTATTAACTACAATAGGAGTTTGCGGATTTTCAAGTGTTGAACACGCTCCGCCAGTTCCAACTGCGCTACCTCCAAAATTTTGTGCACCATTTGCTTGAGCCGCATAGCCAGCGCTTTTTCCAGATTGTGCTGTTGCACCAGTTGGCGTATCGCTGCCAACCTTATTAGGAAATACTCCGTGTGGATCAGCAAATCCTTGACCAATCACGCCCAATCCATTATCATAACCAACTGCACTGGGTATACTTCCAGTTACGACCGGATCTTGCAATTCGGTAGCATCTCGGAAGAAACCAAATACCCATGAACCGGGAACTAGCCCTGTTGCGCTTTGTCCAATTCCACTAATACTGGGACTGGTCACTGGCATAATACACGTAGCCCATGGAAGATCTTCTTTAGGTAAGTCCGTTGTATTATCCGTATGATAACCAAGGCATCTGACACGTACACGCCCTTGCTGTAATGGGTCACTTACATCTTCAACTACTGCAGTAAACCAATTGGTAATATTCATTATGCGCTATCTTTAATTATTTTTAAACGTGAAGTATATACGCCTTCTTTAAATGTGTGTACGGCTACCGCTACCAAATATTCTCCACTCATTGATTTATCTAATTCTTCAGTATTAGTCTTATTGATATGACTATTATATTCTGTAGGATCGGATGACTTGGGAACTTCTATTTTTATTTTGCGACCAGGATTAAGTCGGAAATCTCCATACACTTCAATTTCATGATTCATACTTTCAAGATTTGCAAGGTATGATTTGGCACGCCCAATGTTTTCTAACAATGGACCACTTGAATTGGGAGCACCATTGCTATTAGCTCCGCTATTAACTGATAATAAACTACGGCTAGCATCTGCACTATCTGTTAAATTTTGAGATGGCGATGTTTTTCCTTTTGAAAAGAAATTCATGGCTTGACCATATGCAGTATTTTCACTTAGTCGATTTTTAGCAACAGTATCATCTTTACTATAATTAAATATCTTACTAATGAAACTCTTTGTAGCATAATCGGTAACATCGGTGCGATTAGCGAATCCTCCTTCAGTTGCCTGTTTGAGTTTATCCAACTTGATGTTACTTTTCATGTTGAGTATCTTACCCATTGATTCAGCATATGATTCTGGAGTCAATGAAGTATTCTTTAAGAACTGATGATAACGATATGTTGAATATAAAGGTCCTTTAAGTAGTGTAGTCAATGAAGATATCAATACCACCCCGCTGGAGATTGTATTGTATACAAAAAATGGCGCACCGTTAACATCATACGCTTTTTTGCGTAGCCATTCAACAGCTTTAAGCGGGCTCTGAATAGTTAAAATTCCATCAAAGGCAGTACTACATGCACCTCTTACAATTACTTTTGTCACATTTAAATCATTCTCAAAAATCTTTTGTATATTTGCTGCAACATTACCTTTTACACTACGGCTAATGCGTTTAAGCATACTTAAGTACCCATAGTCACTAACTGCAATTAAATTATATTCTTGTGTTCCTATACTCGTAGGAGTCTTTTCATAGTTAGGATATTCCTTTACAATGAAATTAAGTTCAACATCACGTTGAGTTGTATTTGCAGGATCACTTTTTTGACGTGCAACATCAACCTTTTGTAATTTTACATTTATAATTTCTTGTCCGCTAATTGCAAAATCTTCAAAGAAATTTATTGTATCACGTATGCGGGCATTAAAAACAACCACAGGAGAAAATAATTCTTCAGTGATTGTAAAACTTGTTACTATATTTTGAATGTCAAGAGTTTTACCTTTTGAATTTTGCATACTTAATGACTTAACGGTATATGCTGATGGTATAAGTGCAACATTACCACCTGCTCCTACTCCTTTAGGAGTATTTCTTGACAACGGAGAATTTAAACTGTTAAAGTCCATAAGCAATTAAGAATTTAAAACAGTAAAATATGTTTTGCTAAAGTCACGTATCTTGTCTGGACGAACTACTTTTATTTTACGTTTAGCATCATTTTCAAGAGTTTCTTTTTCATAATTACTAATATAATTAAAATTATATGTTACTTTTGCATCTACAAATAATGGATGCCCTGTATTATTTCCAAGACTTCCCAAATCGGTAACAAGGCGCGGATCGCTTGATTCCGATCCTTCCCATGAATATGTTTCAACTCCATTAACATATACCGCAAACAGTGTAGTATAACTTTGAGATGGTAAACAAGTTAATATATATGATGTCCCAGTCATATTGATTGATGGGAGACCGGTGTCAGTCCATTTACCATTAGTACCAGTAGGAAATAATATAGGAACTACTAATGGAGTAATTCCATTAGTTGTAAGTTGCGCAGTATTTTTTAAACTTCCTTGAGGATAATTTGAATTTTGTTTTGTGATAACATCATACGCATTTTCATACATTATATTACCTTCATCATCAGTTGAATAATATTGATATGGCGAATTTCTATATAATGGCCAAGTATAGTTTGAGCCTACACTCATATATCTTTTGTTAAAAATATAACTTTCTCTTGTATATAATCCAGCGGCAATACCATTATATCCTACATTTGGACCATCGGCATCAGCTGTTTGGAATGTAACTATTGCAGCATCAATCCAGTCTTCTTTTAATGTTTGACAATCAGCATATGCTGCGGATTGGGTAACCGAATTATATGGATTAATCCATTGCAAAATATATTCACTGCTATTTAAAAAAGTATTGCGCAAGTCAAGCGATGAAGTATTAGCATACGCTGTTACTCCTCCATCATATGGTGTTATGTTGTATATTACAGCCTGCAATAAACGACGATCATAGCGCAAAATATTAGCACGCAATTGCGTTTCTAGTGATGTTAAAAATAGGTAAGGTAAATACCTATCATCAAGCGGAACAATTGAAAAATCACTATGTTGCTGACGAATAGAGTCAATGTTAGTCAATTCAGGATTAACACAAAATGAACTATACTTATCATATTCAGTACCAATCATGGTTTCAAAAACCAATGCGGACAATGGCCAAGCATTATTGATACCAGCTTTAAGAGAATCATTTAATATAAAAAGACTCCAATAATGCTGAGGAGTCTTATATAATAATTGAGATATTGTATCTGGACGATCACCATCAACAATATCATAGTATGTATAATAACTAACCTTATCTTCATTAAGATTGGTTATGTCAACTGTTCTTGATATATCAGTTAAATTTACATATGATCCTTCGCCATCGATGTCATATGATAATTTTGGAAATTGTGAAAAGAAATTTGTTGCCATAAATTAAACCGTTTTTGTTACCGTGCTGTTTACAACAGAGGCTTGAGTTGTGGTAGGATTAGCTGCACTGTTACCAGTTACATCAGCTGTTGCAGCTGGAACATTATAATTTGCAAGGAAACGACTCTTATCATATGGATTATTTTCAAGGAATTTAATATCGTCTTTTGTAAGAGCACGCGATTCAATGAAGGTTAATGTTATTTCACTGTCTAATGGACTGCCATCAGTTCTCCACATATTAGCAATACTATTATATGTACTTGACATACTTTCCAAATAACATTCAAACAACTTAGGCAAGTATTCAATATCATTACCAGTTATACCATGAATAAACTGAATTGTCCATGTAGCTGGATATTGTAATTGGTAAGCATTACCCTGTGGATATAAGCCAAGACGAAATGCTTTTGATATATCATTTATTCGTTGCGATTCATCAGATGATACAGAAATAAATTTAAACACAAATGAAAATCGGCGGGTGGCAGTTCCAGTAAACTGAGTAGTTATATTTTTATTTAAGGTGGCGCCAACGCCAATACTTACAGCTGATTGTACTTGTGAACTTGCTTTACCATAACTAGCCGATAATCCTTGTGCAAGATTACCTAAACTTTTTGGTATACCTCCAGCTATTGCACCCATACCAGCGCTTACACCAGCTCCTATATTACCGCCTGTGCCCAAACCTTCACGTGCAGCAGCCATACCAGCTCCTCCAGAGAATCCAAGTTCAGCATCATTATAAGTTGCTGCATCAGCAAATGCTATATTTTGCGGTATTGGCATACATACACAAACACTAGAACCAGGCTCAGTTCCAAAACTTTGGAATCTGATCATTGGGCGATCAGTTGTGGCTTGCAATTCAAGTGGGTATACTAATATTTGAGCGGACATATAAATACTATAACTATTTATATGACATACAGTGGCAAATTTAATCCTGTGAATATAGGAAAATACGAAGGTGACTTTCGCTGTATAAAATACCGCAGCCTTTGGGAGCGCAATACATTCCGTTGGTGTGACATAAATGATGCAATTGTTCGCTGGAGCAGTGAAGAAGTCATCGTACCTTATCGGTGTAAAACAGATAATCGAGTACATCGTTATTTTGTTGATCTTAAAATTACCTTTAAGAATGGTGATACATATCTTATCGAAATTAAACCCAAGAAAGAGACGCTCGAGCCAAAGAAAAGAGCTAGAACTAGCAAAGGTTATCTTAAAGAAGTGTTAACATATGTAAAGAATATGAGTAAGTGGGAAGCAGCACATGCTTATGCTCAACAGCGCGGTTGGAAATTTGAGGTATGGCATGAAGATACTCTTAAATCTCTCGGAATTAAATTACTGCTTAAAGGTTAAGACATATAAATATACTTGCGCATATGGCATCCAAGACTACATTTAGCTTTGAAAAGTATCACGACCAATTGTCCGCTAGCGGTATAACTGCGCATACCAATAAAAGTCGTGCATGGTTTTTTGATAAGCTTAAAGGATTAAGTAATATAGATCGTCGAAAGTTGCTTAAAGATCAGGCGCTTAATCCAATGCATCGTCCATTACCCGGGCGAATGTTTATGTTTTTTTATGATCCTAAAGGTAAAGAAGAATTGCCATACTATGACCGCTTCCCGTTAATCATTATGGTAGGAAAAGCCAAAGGCGGATTCTATGGTCTTAACTTACATTATCTACCAAATAAATTGCGCGCACTATTCTTTGACAAGTTGTTATCGTTTACAAACAATGATAAGTATGATGAAACCACAAAGTTTAAGCTAACATACAATATGTTGAGTAGCGTGTCTAGTCTAAAATACTTTGCTCCTTGTTTTAAACACTATCTTTTTGCACATCTAGATAGTGTGCCTGTGGAAGTGCCATCAACCGATTGGGAAATTGCCGTATGCCTGCCAACTTGGAAATTTGTTGGAAATGATAAGACTAGTGTATGGAAAGAGTCTCTTAAACAATTTTAATAATGTCATCAATACAAGACTTACAAAGTACTATCAAACGGCGTGCCGGTTTATCACGAGGTAATCGTTTTAAAATTATGATCTCTAATCCATTTGATACTGGCAAAGATCTTAGCCTATTGTGTGAAAGCTGTACTTTCCCTGGACGCCAAATTTTAAGTACAGATTTCTCAGTATGGCGCAATGAAAATAAAGTACCTACTGGTTATACTGATGAAGATGTTACATGCGTCTTTTATTTGACAAATGATTATTATGTTAAAGACTTATTTGACAAATGGCTTGTCATGATACTTAATCCAGTATCATACCTAGTTGAATATACACAAACTTTTGCACGAACTGTTACTATACAACAATTAAATGAAGCAGATGAACCAGTATATGAAGTTAATTTACCAAATGCATGGCCAGTTAGCGTAAATTCAATTGAATTGAATAATGATTCTGACAACACAGCTCAAAAATTAACTGTAGTATTTACATACAATACTTGGTCATCAAGAAAACTAACTTAAAATTATATTATAAATTAAATTATGGCATTACCAATCCTAGAATCCCCAAAGTATACTGTTGAAATTCCTTCAAGTAAGAAGGCTGTTGAATATCGTCCGTTTCTTGTAAAAGAAGAAAAGATCCTGCTTATGGCTCAAGAGTCGCAGGATTCTCGTGAGATGTTAAATACAATGAAAGATATTATTCGTGCATGTACATTTGAAAAAATTGATGTAAATACTTTAACCTCGTTTGATCTTGAATATGTTTTCCTAAAACTCCGTAGCAAAAGCATTGGCGAAATTAGCAATGTCAACATCAAGTGTGCGTCATGTGAAGCGCAAAATCCAATCGAGATTAACCTTGATGAAATACAAGTAAAATTTGATGAATCTGTATCAAAGACAATTATGATTACCGACACTGTTGGAGTTAATATGCGTTATATTCGTGTTAAAGATATGGGTGCATTAACTGATGATACTAAAACGCAAAGTGATCTTATCAACGATGTTGTCATTGCAAGCATTGAAAGTATCTTTGATGCCGATAAAGTTTACGCTAGTGAAAATTCAACAAAAGATGAATTGATTACCTTTATCAACAGTCTTAATCGTTCCCAAATGCAAAAGATTGAAGCATTCATCGCAGCAGTTCCTGCACTTAAAGAAAACATTCAATTCAAATGTAAAGGCTGTGGCCATGATAACAAACTTGAATTGTCTGGTACCCAAGCTTTTTTCGCCTAGCCCTCTCGCATGAATCATTGGTTAATTATTTCCAAACCAACTTTGCTCTAATGCAGCATCACAAATACTCATTAAGCGAACTGGATATGATGATACCATGGGAGAGGGAGATATACATTTCAATGCTTGTAGCTCATCTTAAAGAAGAAGAACAAAAACGCAAAAATAGCAACTAAAAACAATGGCCAATATAGAATCTAGTCAATTAGCAGAAGTAATTGCACAGCTTAAAAGTTTAAACTTTTCGCATGATGTGTTGTTGGACGCTATTGATGATAATAACAAATTGGTTGCAAAGAATATTCTAATTGGCTCACAAGTTGAAGGACAGCGCATTGATAATGGTGGACAGCTGTTAGCAATGGTTATTAGTATACGCCGAATGGTTTTTGATCTCGGCAAAAGCAGTAAAGACTTGTTAGAATTCTTTACAAGCAATGATATGCAGCAAGAAGAAAATCGTAAAGATCTTCTTGCTGCCATAAGAGGCCGGGACAAGAAAGATGAAATGACCAAACGAGTAACGCCAAAGAAAGGCGGTAAAGGCGATGATAGCGGATTGATCGGTATTCTTGCTTTTGCGGCTGGTCTTGTAGGCGGTACCGTTGTTGGGTTTGTTAGCAAAAGTGTTGAACTTTTTGCAGGCTATCTTAAAGATGCTAAATGGCTAAAATCAATTGGAGATTATGTTTTAAAAATAAATGAAAATATAGTTGCATTATTTGGACGAGTGTATGAAGCTGTATCTGTATGGCTTAAAGAAAACAAATTTATTCAATTTATAGCTGGTAAACTTTCTTCTATAGGAGAAACTATAGCTGGAGTAATTGGAAAAGTAGCTGAGATATTTACATCAGCTACTGAAAGTATAAGTGCAATATTAGAAGAAAGTAAAATAGTACAATTTATCAGCGGTAAGTTAACGGCAATAGGAAAAATTTTAACATCATTTGGAGAATTCATTGGGTTTATCGCCGATCTTACAGTTTCATATTTAGATGTTACAATCTTTCAGCCTTTGGTTGGTAAACTGCAACAAATAGGTAAAGCTTGGAGTGCTTTTACTGAAACATTAAGTAGTGCATATGAAACGCTATCTGGGTTATTTAAAGCTGTAGAGTCAACTAGTGGAGCAGTGGGAGAGAGCGCAACCGGTATAAGCAAATTCTTTAGCGGCTTTACTAAATTTTTTGGATTCCTAAGTGATACATTTGGAATGTTATTCAAGGGATTTGAAGCTGGTATTCAATTGGGAGAAGGTATAGCTAATGTATTGGGAGGAATACTAAAAGCGGTAGGCCCTTTGATGGAAGCTATCGCATTCCCATTGTTAATTATAACTGGTCTAATTGGCGCTATCACAGGATTTATCAAAGGCTTTAAAGAAGATGGTATAATTGGTGGTATTAAAGGCGCAATAGTTGGAATATTTGATGCATTGGTAGGCGGCTTATTGGATATGATTAAAGGAGCAGTTTCATGGATTGCGTCCGCATTAGGATTTGATAACGTATCAAAGTTTCTTGACAGCTTCTCATTCTCTGATCTATTTAAAAAATATATTGATTGGATATTTGGTTTATATAAAAATATTTGGTTATGGATTACTGATGCTTTTTCGTGGAAAACAATATCAGGTATGTTTGAAAATTTTTCACTAGACGGATTATTATCTGGTTTTTATGGAGGAATTCTTGATAGTATAAAAGGAGCAGTTTCATGGATGGCTTCATTGTTTGGTTTTGATGGTATAAGCAAATACCTAGACAGCTTTTCTTTCTCCGATATATTTAAAACTGTATTTGATGCTATTGGCAAAGCAATAGATGGAGTCATTGATTGGATAATGAATATTCCACAATTGATTACCGCCCTTGGTGCTAAAATGGGAAGCATGATTAGTGGTGCTATAGGAGGTATTGGCAATATCGCTGAAGGATTTGCAAAAAGTGTACTAAAAGATGTACTGCCTGATCCTGCTGCAAATACAAGCATGCTCAATCCAATGCATTGGGTTGCAAAAGCAATACCTGACAGCATTTATGAATATGCAGGAATTAAAGCAGCTGCTGTTGAAGAAGGAACTGGTAAAGCTGCTGCGGCAGATACAAGCGGAGGTGCTAAACAAGTTACACCTTCAGGCGGAAATAATGGCGAATGGCCAAATTATTACACAGAAGAAAACGCACCTACAACAGGCCATGGCGATCATGTACCATGGTTTCCTAATGCAAATAATGTAGGTGCCGAATTGATGAATAGTAGTCAGCCTCAAGGCGCCTCGGCTGTCATAGTTAATAATTATGGCGGCAATACCACAACAAATACCACAAGTTCAACCAACAATACCCAAAGTTCCTATGATCCAAT